AGTTTGGAGTAATCCCATAGGTAGGATTTTCTCAAATTGTCAAGCATAAAACCGATTATGCGCGGCGTGTCTTATACGTAAACCTTAGCCTCGGCCATCGGTTGGTTGAGAATATGGACGATCATAGATAAGCCGATAGCGATATCTACGGGCCCGGCGGATTTACGCCGGACGATACGCCAGCTATCCGGCGACTCTTTAGCGGCGCAATTCGCCATATGAGTTACGAGCTCATCTTGGCCCGAGTGCACGAGGCGATTATTTGAGAGAGCTTGATGCAAATCCCCACTAGCTTGGTATCCCTTTTGCCCTGAGATATCGGTTATATGGATGCCATTAATCTCGAGGCGTTTGGCGATCGAGGCGGTCGTGTACTTGTCATAGCAAACCGTACGAGGGTAAAAGTCCTTACACCATTTAGCAATATGGTCGGCCATAAAAAGCTCATCGATGGATACGTCCGAGTGAAAAGTCTCAAGCACGGCAACGCCTATACGGCCATCGGGCAACACTTGGCCCATCGTGAGCGACCCGTCGCGCCTACTCGGGCTAACGTCAAAGGCAAAGATAGTAAGCGGACCCGGTGACAGTTTTAGATCTTTATCGCCTGCATTTTCTACCGACATATGCGGCCACGGTGATTGGCTCGACGAGATCCATTGGCAAAGTAACTCGGTTTTAGTCGTCTCTACCGGTTGAGTAGCTACGGCCTCCTCGAGGGCCTCCTCGGTAACGGTGTAGCCGAGCGCCGGGTTTGCCATAGCCCACGCATCGCGATCGGTGATACTCGCAAACTGAGGAGCCGAATACTCGTAAAAACCAAACGTCTTAGGCGGAAAACTTAAAGCCCTCTCGCGTAGATCATTGAGCACCGTACTAAAGGCATCGCCGGCATTAGAGGTTAATAAGGTTTGAGCATTAGCCCGGGCTCGAGTCGTAGGCGTTGCAGCTCTAAAACCCTCCTCGGATATCTCTCGTACCTCATCGATGTAGAGCAGGTCGGCGGTACGGCCACGGCTACCGTCTCTCGTAGCTGCGACTACATCTAAGCGAGCGCCGTTTTTAAGCTCGATACTTTCGGTACCGTTAGCAAACCGGATCTGTTTAACGGCCTTGCTTAGCCCGTCGTTAGCCTCGATAGCGTAAGCCACTTGCCTAAAGGTGTCTAAGGCCATCGATCTATTAGAGCTCATAATAATTACATTTTTAGAGTCGAATAAATAGAGGTGCGCGAGCATCATCATACGCGCGAGGTGAGTCTTACCCTGTTGCCGGGCACAAAGTACGAGATTAGTTTTCCGGATAAACATACCCTCATCATCGATAGCGGTCATGTCCCGAATTACAAAATCTTGCCACGGTAAAAGGGGTAGGCCTATCGAGTCTGCAAGCTGCGCTACCTCATCGCCGCGATTTTTGCCCTCGATGTAGGGACTATGTAATCGAGGCTCAGTAGCCCCAATACGGGACGTTTTAGTTTGGGTCATAGTCCTATCAATTCTGCTCCGGTTGGCCCGTACACGGACCGGCTAGGACCTTTGAGGTAGTGATCGGGGAGATTTTGCTCGGAAAGGCAGGGGGGGTAGAATTAGATGCTAAAAAAACGCCTTGTGAGCGTGATCCCTTGCTCGAATTGCATCGCTTGCAGCAGGCCACCATATTCTCCAAACTAATCGGATCGCCTCCGGCTTTGAGGCTGACTATGTGATCTACCGTAGTGGCATCCTGCCCACAATACACACACGTATAACCATCTCTAGCTAGTACTACTAGCCTTTGCTTCTTGTACTTATTACTGAGTCTAGGGTCGTGCTTACCATGCACCATTAGTAATGGCCTTTGCGATTATGGTAGTCGAGTGCTTTGCATGGTGTGTTATGCCGCTTGCTTATGTACTTAAGTCCTAGATCTATTTGCTTAAATGGATCTAACTCTGTCATCTTAAGTAACTGAGGTATCCCATATGCAGAGCTCTTAGGGTTATCTGCTCGAGGATCCCATCTACTCTCTTTATTCCATAAGATCTCTAAGCATCTATATTGTTTAGCATTTAATAGCTTTATATGAGCGTATAGTTTGTAGTTTTCTTTATCTCTATGTGTGTTAATTGCTTGAGATGCAGGCATATTGCTAAATAGCAATAGCCCGGCCAATAGCACCAAACTACGCCTGCGAGCTATCCGCGGTAGCGGCTCGCCTGCGAGTATGGAGCGTACTCCTATAGTCAAATAGGTTGCAACATTGAGCGTATCTTTCAGCGTGTCCCACACCTTTTTAACATATGTGGATAAACCTTGTGGATAACTATTAAGCATCTTTACCCCATCCTTTACCCTTAAAGCTTATGCCCGGTGCGTGATATACCTGCCTCATATGGCTACCGCAGCACATAGGCGCAGCGTTTGAGGTTATAGGCTGCTCAAGCTCATAACGGATATTGCACATAATGCACTCATACTCATACATCGGCATCGCGTAAGTCCTCCATTAGTACTATCCCCATAACACCGCATTTAACGCATTGGAGCGATTTAACGTACGGTGGCAGGTTATCGGTTACGACTCGCTCTATGTGATCGGTCATCTTGGCACATAGCCGGCATTTAGTTTTATACGTCGCCATAATTAGACCTCTTTAGATATTGCATCTCAAATAGATTAGCTCGCGGTACCCAATAGTTATCTTGATACGTGTGTTTGTATCGAGGTTGCTTAGCCATACTTATAGGCATCCATCCGAGTAAAACGTAAACCGGGCTAAAGCCTGTAACTAATATAGCTACATCGTTAGGCCTGCCCGGTCCTCTATTTTGTACGATTAAATGCCCGTTAGCGTGTTTGGTCCATTTGACCTCGATATTCTCGCCCACATCTGCCGTATCGTGAGCGTTATCAATAGCCGGTACAAAGCCGTAATCGCCAAAATAGTTAGCTACGGCAATCTCTGCGGCTGCACTCTCTGACTCTTGCCATACAAGCTCATGCCAATTTACATACTTTTGGCCGAAATTACTTGCATCTGTTGGCTCAGCGTTACGTATAATTGTGCGCTCTAGCCCTATACGATGAGCGGTAATCTCCTGCGATCGATCGAGTATTACTTTAGCTACGCGCGACATTGTGCACATAACCATAAAACTACCTCACCCGATACATCCCGATACGAAAAGCCGCCCAAAGCGGTTTGCCACTCGTTGCATTGGTCGCATTGTTTGGCGTTCATTACGGTAGTCGTACCGTCGTCGTGGATAGTCGTAGCTAGTCCGTCTTTAATAAAGGTTAGCTCGCTCATACCTGCGGCTTCCATTTACCATCGGATCCGAGTACGTGCCAATACGGGTTACATTGATTAGCTCTTACTCGCTCCGTGCACTTATAAGCGGCCCACGGTTTACCCGTTGCCTTAGCCGTGCCCTCAGCCCACACCATCGTACCGTGCGTACATCGTGGGGCCTCAGCTACTAACTCACCGCCGAGGCTTTTACCGATCTCTAAGATGCTACTCGCCATCGTGGCCATATCCTCGATCGAGGCTTTTGTGCTCCACGGGTCCGAGTCTGCCGGTAGTGTCTCTACCTTTTCCATATCCTGCGCGGTAGGCCGTGAGTTATGCTCAAGGCTTGGCGTTAGTAAGCCTATGCAACGGCCGTAAGCTGAGGTAATTGTGTCCTCGATAAACCATTTTTTCATATTGTTTGGATAGGTCGAGACGTTACCAAAAGCGTAATCGACGGCGCTAGGTAGATGATCCTCATACTCCCGGTACGCCTCAGCTTTAACGAGGATCGTACCTTTAATAATATCTAGATCCTCGATGTAAGCGACTAATCTGCCGGATGGAAATTCTAATCTAAAGCGCTTGATACGAGCGTTTACGTCCTCGTAGTTATCTAAAAACCCCATTAGATTAGCTCCTTATCTTTCAGAGCTTGAGCGATAGCGCGGCCACGTACAAAGCCCTCGCCGTGCCCTTGTCGGTGTCCTATTGAGTAGCCAATCACCATAAACATAAAGCCCATACCGCAGGCTGCCAAACCGATCAATATATCTAAACTATTCATTACTTAGCCCTTTGTTAAGGCCGATTAAGCTACTAACCGAGTAGCCCTCTCAGCGTTTGTAGTATCAGTATGAGGGCTTTTTGTCCGAATTAAAAGCGTATAGCCTTTTGGCGTGTCGCTACTTGGCTAGGCGATCCTCTAACAAAATCTCGTAGATACGGTCCACGCGTTGCTCGATACGCTCAACGCGCCCGGCTAGGTTATGGCCGCCGTTGCCGTCCGGCTTTAACTCGGCTAGATAATACTTAACCAAATGGCGGACGAGCCCAGCCCCTAGCCCCAAAATAGTAAAACTCCCGAGAGCTATACCAACTACGAGCTGAGCTCTTTCCATTACTTAGCGCCTACGCCTAATTGCTTCTCCGACGGTTGCAGCGCTTTTAGTAGTGGCCCGATTAGCCCAGCGATAAACGCGTTAGCCAATACTTTGTAGTCTGTAATGCCGGACATATACAAAGCCGCTACGGATGCGAGGGATGCTCGACCGTAGGACTTTGCTGCCGCTATTGCTTGCTCTTTCATTTGTTGCTCCTTAGTGCCCTTAAGGATTTATCTAACTATAAACCTAAACTAGCGATTAAGGCTTTAGCCTTGCTTGCCGATATCTCTACCTCAAAATGCATATCGTCCGGTCTGCTCTTAAAGTCGCCGCCCCATTTAAGGCCGTACTTTTTAGCGAGAGCTCTAAGCATTGGGATCTTTTCAGCCGGAAAAGTGCCGGCCTTGCCTAGTGGATGCTTAGTAGCGTTTAGATCAATAGCGGTCCCGGATGAGTGACACGATAAGCGATCGGTAGATCCGCGCACCATACGAAACGCGTAGCCCCAATCGTCAAACGTACCCTCATCGATCGGCTCGATCAGCTCGTGAAATTCCGCAGCAAAGGCGGCTAAGAGAGGCCCAACACTCTCAGCGCACCTAAGCTTACGGTCCGTACCCTTTACCGGGTAGGACTTTATTTTAATCTCGTCCGGATCTTTAGAGGCCGGATAACCGTTATAGCTTGTAAGACTCATCCCAGTAATGCGGCTATTTCGTCCGGTGTTAGTCCTAGCTTTGCGATAACGCTATCGCGTAGAGCAGCCTTTTCATTTGCCGCGCGCTCATCCTCGGCTTTTTGCTCAAGAAAGGTTGCCGCATCTGCCTCGCGTTGCTCGATCTCAAGATCGGTTAGCTCGATCTCCTCGACTACACCGGTAGCGCAATCGTGTACGAGTTTTATTGGTCGTGTCATTTTTCCCCCCTATCAGTTTTTTATGCCGTAAAGAATAGCCGTCGAATATTGTGCAAAATTACCCGCGTTTGGTGTAAGTGTTACTCGGTCAATAGCTGCCGCGTTGGACCAAAGTTGAGCATAAAAAGCCGCAAAAGATGCCGTCGCATTGTTTTCCGTTACTACGTCTAAACTCATAGATTTATTTGTAGATCCAGCATAGTTAGTTATGTACATTTCATTATTAGCAAAAGTGCTTGCCGTGTAATCACTTGGATCCATATAAGAGGTAAAACTTGATGAGCTGCCGGATGCCGTACCCGATCCGTCACCTTGTAGAAATCTTTGAGTGCGATTAGATGTCAAGTTATTTAGAGTTATCGCGTAAAAATGACCATTAGAAGCAAAAGACGACGTACCTCGTGCGCTAATTTTTACGCACAAATCCGTATAAGTGCTGGGAATAGACGTAAAATCTATACTAGAGGCTCCACCGGATCCCACCGTAACGGCTGCAATTTTAATAAATGTATTAGGCATTATGCCGCCTTAATTCCGTAGAGAGTGAAGGTAGAGCCAGAGTTGTAATTACCGGAAAAACTTGTACAAGTAATAGAAGTAATTGCAGAAGTAGATTGCCATAAGCCAATAGTCGCCCACGTGTTATCTAAAGCATCACTCTTACGCTGCATACAATTCTTGTAAGTCGTTGAGTTTGAGTAATTGTTAAAATGCCTGATCATGGTAATTATTTGGTTGGCCGTATCTCCAATACCAGGGCTAGAGCCAAAACCACCGACTCCGGTAAAGCGAGAAGAAAAAGCACTCGTACCGTTTCCATAAAGATTAGTGTTAGAATAAGTACTACTAGTCCCGTTTAGTGTTACGACAGATTGGCTACCACTTGATGCGAGTGAATAATTTTCTATTAAAATTAAATCTGTGTAAGTACTAGGTATCGAGGAAAATGTAACGCTAGATGCAGCGCTTCCTAAAGTATTAGTAGCTATAGGCGTATATGTACTTGGCATTGATTACCCCTTAATTCCGTATAAGGCGACCTGCGAATATTGTGCGAGATTAGTACTACTAAAAAAAATGCTAATATCGCTTATTGCCGAGGTAGATCTCCATAAGCTGCTACTAAATTCTACTACGCCGCCGCTACCGTTTACATCTACGCCCGTAAGTATTCGCACGGTCTTAAATTTATTAGTATCTTTGTAATCGAGAATATCAATTACTGATACGCCAAAAATATTGGTTTGTGATGATGTACCGGAATATCCAAAATACGACCGGTCGTAATTGCTTGCCGCACCTGCCGTTACGGAGGCACCATCGCCGTCCATATAGTGCGCGGAGTAGTTAGATCCGGTATCGGAATTAAACCGCATAGCTGCAAAAGTGCTACTAGAGCTATTTTTAATAATCCCTCGTAATTGTAAATGCTGATAGGTCGATGGGATCGAGCTAAAACTAATCGATGAAGCTCCGCCGGAGCCCACCGTTACCGTAGCGATTGACTCATAAGAGTTAGACTCACGTGGATAATTTTGGGATGCAATTATCCCGAGGATCGGGCTCATTAGCTAAGATCACCGATTACCGTAAATGTATTAGATGCCGTGCAGATAACGGTAGCCGCCGAGTAGCGAGCGCGTAGTACCGGAGCCGTTGCTGTTGCACCTGTTGAGGTAATTGTTACGCCTGCACCTTGAGCGAAAGATGTAAGTCCTACGCCGATACTCTGTACGTTAATCTGCTCGCCGGCTGCAAAAACGCTAGGCGGAATAGTTACCGTAACCGCTGAGGCATTAGATGTAGTAACTAATTTATTAGAGGCATCCGCAGCTACTAGGGTATAGGTCGTACCTGTTTGTGCGTTAAATGTTAGTGTGTTAGCAGCTTTAGCATCAAAGCCAATAGTCACCGATCCCGAGCTACCGCCTCCCGTAATCGGGCTAGTTACGTTTACCGCGGTAATATCACCGGCTGCATCTGTAACCCACGTAAAATCCATATCGGTATTAGAGTTTTTGCTTAATACCTGTCCCGTAGTGCCGCCCTTAAGATCGACGAGTGAGGCATCGATGGAGTCGCCTAAGGCCTCGATAGCCGTAGCTCCATCTTTCACGAGGTCGGTCGATGTAGGTACCGGCCAATTAAAATTCGGCGTTACTGTTGCCATTATGTCAAACCTCCAAAAGCATTTTCCCAGATGAGTGTAGCGTTTACACCCGTCCAAACTAGGTTAGCCGGGCTAACCGTGTCCCATTGTGGCGCAACGAGTGAGAAATCTGTAGGGCTTAGCGTGAGTGTTATGTCCACAAACTGAGGCGTAGCCCGGATAGCAAA